GGATGGAAATTTAAAAACGAGGATAGAACAGATGAATATGTAACTTTAACAATGCAGGATGTACTGGAACTGTCAAAAATAATGACAGAACAGACAACAAAGGCTATGCATACAGAAACAGTATTAAGAGAAAACCTTGCGAATTTATCTGATGAAGAACTTAAAAATTATAATTCTGCAGAAGAATTTGAAAAGTTGTGGGAGAAATAAAACAGGAGGAGTTCAATGAAATTACAAAAAGACAGATTATATATCAGTTTCCACAAGCCAAAAACAATTGTTGGTTTATTAATATCACTTAGAACACTTGGAAAATATAGTCATTGTGAGTTTGTATATAATGACTATGTATATTTGTCAAATCCTGGCGGAGTAAGGCTAAAGCCTTTTATCTACAAAGACAATATGGATATATATGAATTAGATAGTCATATTGAAATACGAATGGTGTTAGAAGAGTTTAAAAGATTAAAGGGAAAAGGTTACGATTATTGGGCAATATTTTTAGCTCAATTACTGGAGCTAGGAATAGAACATAAAGATAAATATTTCTGTAGTGAATTGTGTCTGCATTTAATAAATAAGGGACTAGACGATAGCTTGACTTACAATCTAAAGACATTAAAAGCAAGTGCGTTTAGTCCAAGCAAGTTATTTAAATATCTGAAATTTATGGAATTAATAGGAAGGAAAGTGATGTAAATGGAAATAGGAAATTTGAAAGGAACAGAGTTTTTACATGAAGGGAGGGAGTTAAAGGTGACTGATGTGAAAGTGGAAGGATCAACAATAATTTTGACTACTGAAACGTTAGGAGGTGATAATGCTACAAAGAAAAAATATGGGCTATCAGATGCAAGTATTGAGAAAATGAAAGGAGTACATCCGAAACTGATTGATCTTATGAAAAAGGCAGTAGGCGATAGCCCATATGACTTTAAAATCATACAAGGTCTAAGGACTGCCGAATATCAGAACAGTTTATACCAGCAGGGAAGAACTAAGCCTGGTAAGATAGTTACAAAGCTTGATGGATATAGTAGAAAATCGAATCATCAGGCAAAAGCTGATGGTTATGGCCATGCAGTAGATATAGCTGTTTGCGGTCATTATGACCAAAATGGTGACTATGTAAAATATATGACAGATGCAGAAATGTTTGATAACAAAAAACTTGTCGAAATCTCAAGACACGTCAAGGCTGTAGCAAAAGAAATGGGAATGGAAATAGTGTGGGGAGGAGACTGGAAAACTCTGTACGATACACCTCACTACGAACTTGTTTAACTAAAAAAAATAATTTTAAGGAGTGATTTTAATGGACAGATTAGCAGCAAAAATCTATATAACAGGAAAAATACTAGAATTAGCTAAAACACTGATTTACAGAACAGAAATATTGAGTAAAGGGAAAGCTGGGATAGAAAAATTCCAGGAAGTTTATAACGGATTTTGGAAAAAATTAGAAGATCTGCTGGAAAAAGAGAAATCAATTGACAGACCTTTTATTCCGAATTTTGTTGAAGAAATTGGAGAAGAAGCATTAACAATAGCACTAGAAGAGGCTAAAAAGAACTGCGATTTAAGAGTAATACTACAAAATATATTTAATGTAGAAAAGAAAGAAAATCCTGCTGCACTTTAGCAACTAAGGGGGAAAAATGTTTTTTAAAGAAATTAGCGAACTGGGAGTAACAGTAGTAATATGTGGGATATTTCTTTATTTTGCAAAAACTATATTTGACTTAATGATAAAAGATAACAAAAAATATTATGAAGAAATTTTGGGAAAACTGGAGCATGCAGAAAATCGTAGAACTATGCTTATCACACAGAATGAGAAACTTATAGAAGTTCTCAATCGATTAGAAGAAAGGTTAAGAACTGAAAAAGCAACTGGAAAAACGCTTGAAATAATATTAACTTTAAAAATTCAAGACATCAGATGGAGCATACAGAAAAAGATAGTCAAGTATATAAAAAATAATCATCTGAAAGAAAACTGGATTATAATCAATAAAGAAATTGATACTTTTTTCAACAGAAAATTGATCGATTTCGAACATGATATGCATGATGTAATTGAGGGCATAACATATAAGATGATTCACGATGTCATAAAAAAAGAGTTTTCAGAAACTAAAAATATTCTAATTCAAATCCTTGAAGGTTTGAAAGAAGATGGAATGGATGAAAAAGAACTCTATAATAAAGCGATTAGAATAGTAGAGGATCATATGCAAACAATCGAAAATGAATTGGTTGCAAAAATAAAAGAACTTATAAATTAAGTGACTTGACTTTTTAGAAAAACAAGGTATAATATATCAAAGACCATTTTTTAATAGTAGCACTATGTAATGTGAATTATAAAATTTTTGTAGAGTTCTATTTTTTTTAAAATTTTTTCTAAAGTAGATGACCATTTTACTGGTCATCTTTTCTATTGAAAAACAAAAGATAATATGCTATAAATCTATTTAGACAAAATCTTTTTCATGATTACCACACAATAGCCATCTAATTTTTTAGTTGACTTAAAAAAATATATATAAATATGCTGCTTTTTTCACAAAGTTGTGGTATAATATAATAAGGAGGTATTTATATGGTGTTTAAGAAAGGCGAGTTATTTTCAGGTCCAGGGGGATTGTCATATGGTGCTATATCGGCTAGTATAAGCACAGAAACAGGAGAAAAATATTCAATAGAGCATATTTGGGCAAATGATAATGATGAAGATTCATGTAAAACTTTCAGAAAAAATATTTGTCCTGAAAATCCTGAATCTGTTATAAATAAAAATGTAGATGAGATTGATATAAAAAAATTAAAGAAAATAGATTGTTTTGTGTTTGGTTTTCCTTGTAATGATTATAGTGATGTAGGAAAAAAGAAAGGTATAAAAGGGGATTATGGAAAATTATATAAATATGGGATAAAAGTTCTGGATGAACATAATCCTAAATGGTTTTTAGCTGAGAATGTTACAGGATTAAAATCTACAAATAATGGTGATGATTTTAATAAAATATTGAATGAATTGGAAAATGCAGGAAAGTATGGATATGAATTGACGGCTCATTTGTATAAATTTGAGGAATATGGAGTTCCACAATTCAGAAACAGGATTATTATAGTTGGGATAAGAAAAGACTTAAAGTTAAAATTTAAAGTTCCAGCTCCTACTACCAAAGATAAACATATTACTTCAAAAGAGGCCATTTCAGATATTCCGAACTGGGTAAGTAATAATGAATTACCAACTCATAAAAAAGGAGTGATAGAAAAATTAAAACATATCCCTGAAGGTAAAAATATATGGTGTGATGAAGTGCCAGAAGAATTAAAAATAAAGACGAAAGTACAATTAAGTCAAATATACAGAAGGCTTGATTCAAAAAGACCTTCGTATACAATTACTGCAAGTGGCGGAGGTGGTACACATGGATATCATTGGAAAGAAAATAGAGCATTAACTAATAGGGAAAGAGCAAGAATTCAAACTTTTCCAGATGAATTTGAATTCTTTGGAAAAAAGGAATCTGTGAGAAAACAGATAGGTATGGCGGTTCCGCCAAAGGGAGCTAAAGTTATATTTGAGGCTATTTTAAAAACTTTTGCCGGCATTCCTTATAAAAACGTTCCAGAAAAATATAATATATAAAAAATAGCCAACTTAGTAGAATTATAGTTTTTTGTATTTAAGTTGGCTATTTTTTTATATAATTTCTAATTGTATAGTGTCATATGATATTACTGAAACTTTAACTTTAACTTTATTCTCAGTACTCACTTTTTCATAGTCAAACCATTCTTTTATTAATTTAAGATTTCCTGATCCGTGAAGATTTTTCGCATAAATATAATTTTTACTTTCTTTTCCAGAATTTCCACTTGTTTTTAGGATTATATCTTCGTTGTTTTTAAAACCACCAATAAATTTTCCATGAAATAAATTTATACCGAATTCATCTTTGCCGAGATGTCTACTATTATAAAGTTTTAATCTTTTTGCCTCTGATATAGGAATTTTAATATATCCTTCTCCGTGCTCTCGCTCTCTTCCATTTCTTTTGATACCCCAATCTAAATGGATATCTATAATATTTACTTCAAAAGAACCTATTTCTGCCATATATCCTCCTTTTCTATAATTCTACTGAATTAATTATACCTTATGTTTTTAAATAGAACAATTTAAATATATTAATAATCTGTAAGTTTCTATACAAATTTTTATATTTTTATATTAAAAGTATTGACTTTTAATATAAAATATGGTAATATATAAATGTAAGGGGGAGATGGACAAAGACAAGGGTCAGAAAGGAGAAAAAATGGAAGGCATGACAGATTTACA